CAGGCCACGGGCGTCATCGGTGCTGATGTCAATGCGGTCGCCTGTTATTAAGTTGTCTACTGAGCTATCAAAGCCAAGCCGATTGAGCGTGGTGTTTACGTCATCAGGCTTTATTTGATCCTCTAGCGGCGCATAAGGCGTCCGCAAACCCCGCCGTAGTCGGACATTACCGCTTCTGCCAAGAAAAACTGCCATTAGGTTACGACTTCAATAAAGTCCTTATCCATCGTGAACTGGATCGGCACTACGCTCAATTCGCCAGTGCTAACTGATACTTGTGCGCTGGTGATGTAAGCGTCGAATATAATGTCGTCAGCAGCAGCGCCACCTACGTTTAGCTCCAGACGCACGAGGTCGCCCGTTCCAGCAGCGCCTTTTTTCATGATCTTGCTGAGTAGTGCTGTGAACTGCGTAAAATTCGCACTTTCACCTGACTCCAAGCGGTAGTACATTAATGTGGCACTGCCAGTTGCGCCTTTAACGCCAGGGGTAAACGTATTAACGGTGCTGTCAATGGCATTAGTAGACAGCAGCTCTACAGTCGTCTCCAGTGACCAGTCACGGATTTTGGCTACTGGCTTGCTGTTAAATACCAGTGAACCGCTACGCCCGGTGTAAAAGCCCATTGCCTGTGTCTATACTTTGCTATAGTCTAGCGCACATCAAATAATGAGTTGCTGAAGTTGGCGATGCGGCTGAGCAGCTTGCCGCCCACTTCTTCGCAGGGGTGCTCCATTGCCTTCACTGTAACCTCTCCTTCTTCGTCCATTTGCACTTCTGTCACCCTGAACACCCTCTTGCGATTGCTTTGTGCTCCAAGGACAAACATGTAGCCCGCCTTGTTAGCAAGGGACGCTGCTGTGCCTCCAGTGACTGTTACACCTGTAAGTGATTGTGCGGCTTGATTGTTTTTGTAAATAAGAACGCTATAAGACCCATTCGCGATGCCATCAGTCAGAGGAGCATTCAACAAACCCCCTTCCATAATCACGCCAGAAGTAATGCGATCCCAAGTCTGCATCCCAATGTCTACATAGATGTAGGCGCCAGGGCTAATAGGGCTATCCGTAGGGAAAGTCTTAAATTCAACGCCACGACGAATATGATGACGCTGGTTGCATACTAATTTTCCAAACAGAATCGCCTGTTCACGAAGAGTAACAAACTGGCTGGCATCAAATGTTTGCCGAATGGCATTGGCATTGTTTTCAACGGGACTGGCCAAGCTCACTTGAACGCTTGCATTACGAGGGAAAACGTCTTGTTTTTCAGTTTCGCGATAGATGACTGTTGCAATAATGTCTTGCGTGGAATCTCCATAGTCAATGAACTCCTCCTTGTAGCTACCTTCCAGAATATTGCCAATGGTAAATAGTGCAGATATATTTACTTGGCGATTAGCTTTGCCAGCGGCATTTGTGGGAATAGCCGGAACTAAAGTTTCTCTGCCTCCAACGCGAGCAAATTCCAGCAAGCTAAATGGTGCATTCTCCACCCAAAATTGACGCCAAGAAGTAACGTCTGCAATCACTCCATCCATGAACAACTGTGTGCCTAGACCATTGTTTTTGCAGAATCGCTTGGCGAGTGCCAGTCCGTCCCAGTCAATCCCTTCGGGCTTTGCATATTTTCCAATACCATTATCTCTATCTAATACCGTGTCAGCAAAAATATCTGGGGCGTAACTAGTGCTGTTGGGGCTATAGGTGCGGGCACCCGTGGATTCATTGACGATCCAACTGCTCTTGCCTTGGGTAACGTAAGCGGTGATGGAACGCAGGTCTTGTACGCCCCGACCCGAAAATACGCCAAGTGCCATCATGCTGAGATTGGCGTACTTGCCGCCAATGGATTCTTCTTGCTGCTCAGTAACAGCAGTAATGCGAAACTCCGGGCCACCATCAAAGCTGAATTGCACTTGCGTGTCGGAACGATTAGAGAACAAGTCCCATTCGTTGGTATAGAGAGGGCCACGTTCTTCTAGTACGCCATGGATGCCGGCGGGAGAGATTGATTCAAGGGAACCAGTCCAGGCAAAACTGACTTTTCTGTTGTTGTCCGTAAAAGTTTCCACTCTGCCTTCATTTCGGATGAAAGCAATGTGCGTTTCACCGTCCTGCGTTTCTCTACTGATGTCACCGATAGGGTCAAACTTAAATTCCCATTTTGATTTAGACGGTCCCTTAAAAGCTAGCCCAATAAAATTATCTTGATCTGCTCCGCGTCGCACGGCAAATACAACAGGGAAGTTTTGGTAGGTGGATGCTTCTGTCTTTTTGTAAGACACTTTAAAGAACGCCATGCGCCCATGCACACCGTTATCACTTTGCCGGTAACCATCTGGAGCTTTATTTTTTCCATAGTCCTTGGCGCGACCAGAAATGCGCCTAAAAAGTTTGCAGCGAATTGCAAATCTTACATAATTACAAGCGGTAACAGTCTGGTAAGCGGCTGATTCTACCTTAACTAGGCACTTGGTATAGAAGTCATCGTCGGTATCGCGTATAAGATCTTCCCAGTTAGCCAGGACCAGTGTTCCAGCGGTAAGAGCGTCTTCTTTATCTCTAATCAATTTGTTTAGTACGTCACGGACTGCTTTTACACCTGCTTGATCTGTAACTGTTTCGCCTTTAAGGCTGTTAAAGCGCTTGTTCATGGCTTTTATGCCACCACTGCCAAAAAACTCGCCCAACAAAGTAAAAGGCCGTTTTTTGTTTACGCATGTATCAATTAACTGATTTATAGCGTCTGATATATCGTCGCTCATTAAATCATCTCTCTCGTCCATCAATTTGCGTATTTGTCTGTCTAGTTTATCTATTGCTTTGGTTGGGTTCTTTAATGAGGTGGTAGAGGCGAGTACATTTACATTTCCGGATACGGCTTTCCGGACGCTTACTGTTTTTGCATTTAGCTCAATGCTGTTTATTAAATCTTTGCGCTCCGCCTGTAATTTATCTATTGCGTCTGAAATTTGTTTGGCTAATTTTTTTGCAGCCTTTCTAATATCTTTCAGGTCAAAACCGCCTGATGCCAACTTATCAATAAATCGTTGCAGTTTTTCCCTGTCGCTTTCAATCTCTTCGCGTAATGCTTTAACGTCTAGCTTAGGCTTGTTCGCCAAGAAAGAATCTAAAATTTTTCGGGTAACATCAATAGATCCGCCTTTGGGTATTGTTAACGTTTTTTCTTGTTTCTTTTGATTTTCTTTTGAGTCCTTTTTTTCCCACAGTTCTGTCCTCCATTTAACTTCTATTGTACCCCTAAACCTGTAATTCTTAAATCCAAAATCTCGCAATAGCACTTCAAATTCGCCGCCGTTTAATTGGTCTATTTGCCCTGTGAAGTCGCCCGGCTTAAATGGTATAGGTGTTGTAGTGCCTACGGGTGCAGTAAAACTATAATCATCTACAAAAACAGTACTCTTTATAAGATTAAAAATACTTTTGCCCTTGGCAGTTTCTTTTAGTCTATCAATGGCAGTACCTTCTGCGTCTGTAAGTGGGTCGTCTAATCTGTCTACAGCCTCTTCCAGTTTTTTACGATCTTCTTCAGTCCATATTTTGCTTTTAGTTCTTTTGTAGTCAGTAACAGGAGGCCGACCTTCTTGCGTACATACAAACTGTGCAGTTACATCCCCTTTGTCAAGATTAACTTCGTCGCCACCATTTACTGCTCTTAATCTAAACTTGGCTGTACCTAACATATAGGTGGATGCCCTGTCAAGAGACTCTACAAATTGATACCGCATATCTTTAGCAGCTTCTTGTACAATTTCACTTTGGCGTGATTCAGCTTTAAGGAACCTGATGCCAATCGTTTCACCGATTTGATATGTTTTATTATTGCCTGTGCCGTAGCCAACGTTGCCTTTAATGACTACTCCTAGGGGTCCCCATTGCGGGCTTCCCGAGGGGCGTCGTTCTTGGATTTCAATGTTTAGTGGAATAGGATCATAAACGCCAAAAGAAGTAAGGCTGCTGGGACTGAACGCTTGGCTGTACCCATCGCGCCTGTTCTTGGCAAACATGACGCGGCATACGTCTTCTGAATCTGGTGCTCCATCGCGGGTTGGATCTTGGTTGTTTCCTAGTTTCTTGTCCTTAAAATGGACCCGGCCACTGTCTTCGTAATAGAGCCAAGTATTTGAGTCGCTGAATTGCCCCAGGGGGAGCTGACCAAATGCTGTGCGGTCAAAGTCAAGAGCTTTTATCTGAGCTGCTCCTAGCACCAGCAGAAGCTGCATGAATTGCGTGGAGCCATAGCTTTCCACCGCAGACCACACCAATGATGTGGCAATGCGTACACCGCCAGAACGGTTGTGTTCCTTGGTATTGCAATAAACAAGATTAATGGGGTCGCCGTATTGTGCAAGTTCTTGTAAGCTATTAAAACCAAGTCTTGGGCTGAATCGTTGCTCTCGCTGATTTCTTCCAGCTTTAGGCGATGAGGGCTTATCAGCAAGTAGCACTGCTGCCACTTGGAAAATAACGCCAACAACCGTTAAGGCAATAGATATAGTAGTAAGAGTAGCAACGACTGCTGCCGTGGCCGCTGCAGTGGCTGTGCCTGCGATAACGGCGGGCAAAGCGGCCAACGCCCCGTTCCTAACGTCAACTATTGTGCCTTCTTTGGGGTCACTATACGCTTCTTGAATTGACAGAAAGTCAATGTACTCCTCTTCCGTAACGCCAAGCGTTGCGATGAGATCATGCTCGTAGGGAAGAAGGCGCCTTGTCATTTGTTCATCTTATAGTAATAATCAGCGTTGAACGATGGGGCGTGTACAACTCTGCCTCCGGGGGCAATAAATACAATGCCGTA